CTAATGAGCCTCAAGGAGTGGTTCGGCAAAGGCCCCAAAGGGGACTGGGTAGACATTGGTGCGCCAAAGAAAGGTGGCAAGTTTCAGGCTTGCGGTCGTTCCTCTGCATCTAAGTCTAAACGTGCCTACCCTAAATGTGTGCCGCGCTCCAAGGCTAAGTCTATGACGGCAGCGGAAAGAAAGAGCGCCGTTGCTCGTAAAAGGGCCAAGCCGCAAGGCGTCGGCGGTAAGCCGACGAATGTCGCCACGATGAAGAGGAAGAAGTCAGTGAAAAAGAAAATGTACATGGGAGGCATGGCTCAGACCGGCACACCGGATAAAAATAAGATTATGGGTGCAGGAACCATGCAGCAAAATCCGCAGCAGAGCCTGATGGAGATGAACCGCAATAAAGTTGCTGGTATGAAAGAAGGCGGCATTGTTGCAGGGATTAAAGGCTTTAAAAAAGAATATGCAATGGGTGGAGGAGTACGCAAAGTACGTTACTGATGGCGGAAGGACTTTTACCCACCAAAAAGAAAAAACGCCAGCTAACAGAAAAACAGCTTGCGTATCTTGATGCACTCATGGATAATGGTGGCAACAACGCTGCAGCTTTACGTGTAGCAGGCTACTGTGAAACCACTGGTAAAGCAGTTATGAACTCTCTAGCCGATGAGATTGTAGAGAGAGCAAAGAACATGTTAGCCGCTAACTCTGTAAAAGCAGCGGCAGGTCTGGTAAATGCACTAGACGATGACGGAACTATCCCACGCGCTGAACAACGTATCAAAGCAGCAGAATCTATTCTAAACAGAGTGGGCGTAGGTAAGCACGATAAGGTTGAACATAATGTTACTGCTTTACACGGAGTGGTTCTTCTTCCGGCGAAGTCGGGGCAAGTGGACCCTGTTATCATAGACCATGAATAAAATTTATGTAGAAGTCACACTATCGCGAACCAGAAAACCCTTGAGCTATCCCTGCTACATTCGTGGTAAGGGCAAGTTTTACAAAAGCACTGAGATAAAACTTACAGAAGATTTTATGACACGCGCTTTTGCAATTGACCGTGGATTAGTTATAGAGGATAACATAATTCAAAATGGCTAGCCAAAAACAACAACTAAAGCAGGCTGTCACCGTTATCAGGGACGGTTTGAAGTCTCAGATTGATCAGTCTGAGAAGATGGAAGAGACAGCTTTTACTGCTCGTTCACGGGACATTGGTATTACTAACCCTAATGTAGAAAAAGATGTAAGCAGAGAGCAGCTAGCAAAAGGTGCTATGGGGGCTGCTTATATAGCTGCAGATTACTTTCTTAATCCTGAGAGGTACTCTGCCAGAGCGTTGAAGGACAAGGCGTCTAGAGATGCGGTAAAAGAGATTGCCCGTCAGGGCGAGAAGTTTGTTAATCGCCAGCTACCCGAAGGTTTTAGCCTCAATCTAGATTTTAAGAGTATGAACTTTGAAGACTTGGCAGGGGGAAGACGCCCTGCAGTGGGCGCGAAATATGAGAAGCCTGTTGATTTTGGAAGAGTAAAAGGAACAGCGGGTGTTCGAGGCAGATACGACTCGGAAAGCGGTGAAAGCTATATTGGAGCTAGATTTACAGGTAAGTTTGCAAAGGGAGGCAAAGTAAAACCATACGCAAAAGGCGGTGGGGTTCGTAAACCAAAGTTAAAGTAATGGCAACAAAAAAGAGAAAGACAGCGGGAAATACCAAGGTAGTATTTCACAAGGGTAAAACACTTGGACGATTTAGATCACCAGAGCGAAGGCACAAAAAGAATATCCGAAGAAAGCCCCCTGCCTTTGGTTGATAAAGCTGATGTAAGAGAAGAGCCTGTCAAGCGCAAGCGTGGCCGTCCCAAGTTAGCCGAGGGCGAGAAGGGTAATTATCGTCTCTCCGCAAAAGAAAGAGCGAGACGAGCTTCTGCCGCTGCGGTTCGCAACGCGGACAGGGCAAAGAAGAAAGCACAGAAGAAAGCATCTAAGGCCAAAGAGAAGAAAGACAGCATCAAGAAAGTTGAACAGGCTTTGTTCAACAAGAATGGTGCTAAGGTCATTGAAGATACCACACTACAGAATGTACCAAAACCCGTAAGGGAGTTAGTAGAGGATGAAGCAGAGGTTATCTTCAAACCAAATGAAGGGCCGCAGACTGACTTTTTGGCAAGCCCTGAAAGGGATGTTTTTTATGGTGGGGCTGCTGGCGGTGGCAAGTCTTATGCTCTTCTTGCTGATCTGCTTCGCTACTGTAGCAACCCCAATCATCGCGCCCTTATTATTCGTCGTACTCTGGACGAGCTTACAGAACTGGTTGATAAAAGCAAACAACTCTATCCAAAAGCTTTTCCCGGTGCCGTATTCAGAGAGTCCAAGGCTATGTGGCAGTTCCCGTCCGGGGCTACGGCATGGTTCTCCTACCTCGACAAAGACAAGGACGTAACACGCTACCAAGGTCAGGCTTTTACTTGGATTGGTATTGACGAGATAACGCACTACCCAACTCCCTACGTGTGGGAGTATCTGCGCTCCAGACTTCGTACAACGGACCCGCAGATTGACGCATATATGCGCTGCACAGGAAACCCCGGAGGGGTAGGTGGCTGGTGGGTCAAGAAGATGTACATTGACCCTGCACCGCCTAACACACCGTTTGCAGCTACCGATGTTGATACAGGCAACGCTCTTTTGTGGCCTGAAACAGCAACTAACGGTAAAGCAGGTCAGCCGCTGTTTCTTCGTAAATTCATTCCGGCGCGTCTGACTGATAACCCCTACCTCGCTGAAACTGGTGAATACGAAGCCATGTTGAGGTCGCTCCCAGAAGTCGAACGAAGGCGGCTTCTAGAAGGGGATTGGGATGTCGCAGAGGGAGCGGCGTTCCCAGAGTTTTCCCGCAGCATTCATGTTGTGGAAGCCTCACAGGCACAGATACCCCACGGCTGGTTACGCCTTCGTGCAGCAGACTACGGGTATGCCGCCCCCTCTTGTGTCCTGTGGGGCGCAGTTGATTGGGATGATACCCTTTGGATTTACAGGGAGTTTTATGGCAAGGGTCAGACTGCAGAGAGCCTAGCCAACATCATTGTAAATCTTGAGGGAGGTGATCCCGGCATGTACTACTCGGTGCTTGACTCTTCCTGTTGGAACAGAACAGGCACCGGACCTTCAATTGCTGAAACTCTCATTCGTTGTGGAGCTAGATTTACTCCATCAGATAGAAACAGGATTGCAGGTAAACTAGAACTACACAGGCGTTTGCAGGTAGACGAGTTCACACAAGAACCAAAAATAAAGATACTTTCAACCTGCACACATCTGATACGCACTCTCTCAGGGCTACCACTGTCAAAGACAAACCCTGAAGATGTAGATACAAAAGCAGATGACCACGCCTACGACGCTTTGCGATACATGTGCATGACACGCGCAAGAGGACATCTAACCATCAACTCAATGATGAACAAGATGCAAGAGGCAAAGCCAAAACCGTTTGACTCTACGTTTGGTTATTAAGTATGGTTGATAAATCAGGAAGATCAACTTTTCCAGAAAGAAAAGCAGGTGTAGGGCCGGGAAGTCAATTACGCCCCAATGTAACTGGTCTGCCTGAAGCTGAGTTAAAAAAGCTGGGTGTTAAGAAACCTATTACTATAACGGATAGGGGCGTCGGTCTTATACTGAAGATGATGCAAGAGACGGGAAAGAATGTAAGGGGTTCTATTACTGATCTAACGTCGCGATTTGATGCGTTTAGAAAAGGAAATATAGAAAGGTCAAAAGACTTAGACAGATACATTAAAGACGCTTTTCCTGACGGCATTGAAGGCGTCTTTAAAAGTCTTGATGAGTTTAAAGCGTATGAACAGTTTTTGTATGACAACGGGTTTCTCCAAGACGCTGACCCAGAGTTAAAACGGTTAGATGAGGAATTTAAAAATCTTCCTAAGAGCGGCCAAAATAGGCGCTCTAGAGAAGGTAAAAGACTACTAGATATAAAAGAAAGAGGCGGTGTCCCCGTCATAGTTGGTAGAGATAAGGATGGAAAGCCTATTGAAGACCCAAATAGGACACGTCCTTACAGACTCGCTCTTTCCAAAAAAGGTTTAGAACAGGCTAAAAAAGCGTATCTTCCTATATACGCACAGACAAAAATCACTCCTCAGATTGAGATGCAGGACAGGCAGAGAAAGGCGGCTGCGCGACGAGAAGCCAGACCCGCTATTCCTGAAACACCAACAATACAAGAAAGAACAGCTAAGTTTATTTCACCTCCTGAAGAACAAGAGAAACCACAGCCCAGACCGCTTCCCTCTGATGAGCCGAAGCCGATGTCTGAGAGAACTAAAAGCATACTGGGCATTATCAAAAAGGGTGGTAGAGGAACAGCTAAAGCGTTGATTCCCGGTGTTGGTCTTGGATTAACAATCATTGATGAAGTGGCTGCATCAAAGCCTCTTGCTAGAGCTATGTTTTCAGAAATAGAAGAAGACAGACTTTTAGAAGAAGCAAAGAGAGAGGAACTAATCCCTGAAGAGAGTGAGTTGAGGGGTAGAACTATGGAAGAGGTAAAAAGCAGAACCTCTTTCATGAATCAATAACATAGAAAGGAAAACCTATGAAAGCGTATGGAGCAGATTACATTATGGGTATGATGAGCAAGCAGGGTGAACTCAGCGAAGCGGCTGAAGGTTCTCTCTACCGTGAAGGTCTTGATCAGATGCTTGTTGGCCCGATTGATCGTGACGCGCTGCAGGTGGACATGCCTCGTCAAGCGACCAACATGGTCGATCCGGCAGTCTTCCGCATGGCTGACGAAAAAGACTACTAAGCAAAGAGGAAAGTCCTATGGAGGATTCACCTTTAGGCGATATCACAGCAGCAGCTTTTGTTGATGAGGCTTCTACAAACGTAGTTGGCACTGTTAAGTCAAAGTTTGAAGAAGCAGAGCATGGCCGCTATCAGCATGAACAACGCTGGCTAAAAGCCTACAAAAACTTTAGAGGTATCTACGATTCTACAACTCAGTTCCGTGAATCTGAGAACAGTAGAGTGTTCGTTAAGATTACCAAAACAAAAGTTCTCGCTGCTTATGGGCAGATGATTGACGTGCTTTTTGCTAACAAAAAGTTCCCAATCGTTGTTGAGCCTAGCCCTGTGCCTGAAGGCGTTGCAGAGTTTGCACATCTAAGCAAAGCTCCTGTACCTCCACAGCAGGAAGAAGCACCTATGGCAGACCCCTATGGTTTTCCCGGCGATGGCCGCGAAATGCCACCGGGGGCTACTGAGGCTTCTCCGCTAGCAGGACTAGCCGAAAAGTATGAGGGTATTGATCTGCAGGAAGGCCCAAGCCGTTTGGGCGAGCCTCAGATATCTCCTTCACGCGAAACAGCACGGCACATGGAAAAGTTAATCCATGACCAACTGCATGAAAACAACGCCACAAACATATTGCGCCACTCTCTGTTTGAGTGCGCCCTTCTTGGTACAGGCATTGTAAAGGGACCGCTCAATGAGAGTAAAACTCTACATAGATGGGATAACGATAAAAACTACAACCCATATAAAAAGCTTGTACCCCGCCTTGAGTCGGTTTCATGCTGGAACTTTTACCCAGACCCCACCGCTACTAGTGTGGATGATTGCTCCTATGTAATTCAGCGCCACAGACTAAATAGGTCGCAGATGCGGGACTTGATGGACAAGCCGTTCTTCAATCCTGATGCTGTTGCAACCTGTCTTAACGCTGGTCCTAATTACACGGACAAATACTTTGAAGACACTATTCGTGCTGAAAGCTTGGAAGACCTTGCTGCCGTTGACAGGTACGAGGTGCTTGAGTTCTGGGGCAACATGGACAGCCAGCTTGTAGAAGAGATGGGCATACCTATGGCAGTTAGTGATCTTGCAGAGGTGCCTGTCAATGTGTGGGTTTGTGGCAATGAGGTTCTACGATTAGTCCTCAACCCGTTTGTACCGTACCGTATTCCGTACTTTGCAACACCGTATGAAATTAACCCCTATCAGTTGTTTGGCGTTGGTATACCTGAGAACATGGAGGACGCCCAGCTACTAATGAATGGTCATGTAAGAATGGCTATTGACAACTTAGCACTAGCTGGTAATGTAGTATTTGATGTAGACGAGGCATCTCTTGTACCCGGACAGAACTATGATATCTATCCGGGTAAAGTGTTTAGGCGTCAGTCTGGTGTCACTGGCACAGCTATCAACGCTGTAAAGTTTCCAAACACCGCTGGCGAAAACATTCAGATGTATCAGGCTGCACGACAATTAGCCGATGAAGAAACTGGACTGCCCAGCATTATGCACGGACAAACGGGCGTGTCCGGTACAGGACGTACCGCTGCAGGACTAAGTATGTTGCTGGGCGGTGCTAACCTCAGTGTAAAAACTGTAATAAAAAATGTTGACGATTTTCTTCTCAAGCCGCTCGGTGAGTGCATGTTCTTTTGGAATATGCAGTTTACTGATGACCGTCCTGAGATACAGGGAGATTTGGAGATCAAGCCACAGGGAACTGCTGCAGTCATGCAGAAAGAGGTCCGTAGCCAGCGTCTAACCGCGCTGCTACAGACAGTGGCAAATCCCATGCTTGCACCGTTTATCAAGATTCCAAACCTTGTGCGGGA